CTGCGACTTCCATGCGTGCCTCGATCTCGGATTCCGCCTGCACCAACCAGTGCCGGTAAGGCCGGAAGTCGTGTGTCACTTTGTAGGTCAGTTTTGTTATTTCCGCTGTGGTCATATTGGTTCGCTGCAAAAACGATTTCTAGACGGCATTCTGTGCGTCGTGGAGGTGGTTGCGAATGTTTGCGCAAACCTTGGCGCAGCATTCTTGAAATGCCTGCCAACGGTTTAGCTGCATCATGGATGCAGTTGCGTCAGTCTCGCTGGCAGCCAAATAATGCCGGGGAAATGCCTGGATAATGTTGTGCGCCTGCCCCAACAGTTCGCGGAGGGTGGCAATGCGCACCGGGGTCACGGTGTCGCACTCCAAGCACGCGCGCAGTGCAAGTTCCATGTTCTGTGCGCGCAGGCTGTTTACCTGGTTGCGGAGTCGGTCCAGTTCGGCTTGTCGGTCTGTTGTCATTTTTTGGGTATCGGTTGGTTGTGTACGTCGGTTTAGGCGTTTTCAGAGTGGTTCTGCGGTGATCCGTGCATATTTGCGGCGTTTTGCGGAGTGAGGGGGGTTAGGGGTGTCGGAACCCCCCTTTTGTAAGTGCCACTGCTGCGCTTGGTTGCAAGGCAAGAGGGAGGTAAGAGGGTTTTTTTATTAAAAAGGTAAAAAGATAAGAGAGTATATATATGTATATATAGGGGAACTGCGATTCACTCTTACATCCCTCCCACCTCCCGCGGCTTTTGTAGGTGCCTTATTCACTGGCAGTTAAAGGGTGGGGAGTGCCGAGGGAGTAAACCCCCCGCTTTTTGACCTCACCCCCCTTGAATGCGGTCAATCCCGCGGCCAACGCCCGGTTTGGGTCCGAAATAATGCGCCCGAGGTAGCGTCCAAGCAGTGCTACGTCGTCGTGCAGAAGGTTCCGAAGCTGTCCGCGGATGGCTTCAATACTGTTGAGTTCCTCGAGGATTTCCTGCGCCGCTTTGTTGTGAATCGGGCGGAGTTGCCCAGACTCGAACAAATGCACCAAGAGCGTGGTCAATTGGTGCTCTGGCGTCTGGTCCGCCAGCAATCCCACGATGTGCGGGTCTTGCCAACACTTCATACCATTGCGTGGGTCGCGGTGTTGAATCGGGATCGTGAGAGCGTCGAGGTAGCCAGCGAACGCAGGCAACTCTGCGCGGAGTGCGTCGCCATAGGCGTCCCAATCCTCGGTGGTTTCCGTTTGGAACCTCCGCCAAGAGTAGCAGCGCCAGAAATGTATTTTGTCGGCGATGTCGTCGGTGAGAACTGGTAGCACGCGGATCGCTTCATCTTGGTCGTTGCAGAGGATGAAAAGCCGCGCCCACGGGCGGATTGAGATCTGCTCCTTGAACTTAGCGTGAAACCCAGTCAGGCCAGAGTACAGGAACGATTTGATACTGGCGGCAAACTGGCGACGGCTTTTGATGTCACAGGCATGGACCTTGTCGTCCACCGTCCACACTTCTGAGCCCAGCAATTCACCGTTGAATCCCTCTGCCCCCGAGGTAAACGCTTTGTGCGCGTCTGCCACTCGCCCGCCAAGCAGTGGGGTGATGATGGCGTTAACCAACAGGCTTTTGCCGCATCCTTTGCTGCCGCAAAACACGGATGCCGGCCCTGGGCGGACGTTGCGAGGCACACCAGCCACCGGCGGACGCAGTGAGTGGCGCAACGCTTCCCGAGAGAGCTTGAGGCTCCAACAAAGGCGCTGCATCGGTGCGCGTGTCTGCATTGTGTCGTCGGGACAAAGCAATCCAACCAAGAATGCGTGAATTGTCGGCCAGCTCGCGCCGACTTCATCATCTTTGCACGCCGCCCCCTCCAACCACTCCGCTTGTCCTTCGACGAAGTAGCGCCTGCCGCCGTCGATGTGCAGCCCGCGGCAGTACCCCGAAAGGCTTCCGTGGTAATCAACGCCGTGGTTCCGCGTGATGTCCCAAATCCGGGCCTTTTGCTCGTCTGAGTCGACGATCCCAGCCTCAAACTCAAGGGCGAGCTTCAGCTTGTCTTTGTCAAGCGGGCCAATTACCTCATCGTCTTTCACTAGGATGTAATCCTTTTTCTCTTTGCGGTAGTAAAACTTCCCTTCGTCCGCTGCGAGTAACGGTTCGGGCTCATCAGGCACGGTTTCAGCCTCTGGTTGTTTGCGGCTTGCGAGATAATCGTCCCAGCACGCTGCGCCCAGGCCATAGGCCAAAAGCTCTTGCATCTGATCGCCGCGGCGTTTGCCTGCCAACCGTGCCAGCCGGGAGGGGTTGAGACTTTGGCGATCTACCACAATCCCCTCAAACTCGTCCATGGCGTCAGCCGCCATGCGTGCCCGTTCGCGAAACTCCTCTGCGGTGCTCGCGTCAACTCGCACCCAGGCATGGACGCTGCGACCACCTGAATGGACCGCAACAGACACTGGCAAGTTGCTTGCGAGGATGGCGGCGTATTGCAATTCCACAGCGGCCTTGTCGCATTCAATCAAGCAATGCCGCCATGCGGTCACGTCGGCATCGCCAGCCCCGTTTTGCCGCATCGGATTAACCCGGACAAAAGTCCCCATTCCAGGGTCAGCGGCAAACCATTCAACCGGCATCGTCTCGCCGCGGCCAACAATTCTGCGGGTTTCAGGGTGTGCAAAAACAACGCTCATTAGTTCACCTGACTGGAACACAGCGGCCAGTTGTTTCGCTTGCCCGTCAGGGATTGGCTCGGGAAGCTCCATCGGCTGAATCATGCGTTTTGCTGCTACCGTTACTGGTGCCAGTGTCGCCATTTGTGCCCGAGGTGCGGGTTTGCCTATTGTTGGAGCTTTTACCACTCCGCGCCGCGTGTGGTTGCCGGTGGCTGTTTTCATGCGCCCAATAGCTGAACGCATTTCGTAGTTTGAGGACTCCACCACGGTCCGACAAGAGTTGTGGCAGCAATAGATCGTCGGCGGAAGCCCGTCATTCAGCGTCAACCGGCAGTCCTTCCTTCCGTTGCTTGTAGTGTGCAGGCCAATGCCAGGGCAAGGAATGTAGGCGAGCGTTTCAGTTTCCCAATCTGCGCGGGGAAACAGGGCGTATGCGATGCCGCGGGCGGCTTGTTCTTCGTTCATCGTCAGGGTCAAGTTCGTGTTCAAGTTTTGCCTCAAAAATTTGTAAGGCCCGTAGAAGGACTGCGTTTTCACGGTCCTCCTCGGGCCTCACAAGTCCCTCGGCTGCTGCCGCAGCCAGCCTTTCGGCCAACTGGACAGCCTCCCAGAGTTGGTCAGGATGCATTAAAACGGGATCTCGTCGGAATCCTGTTCAATGGCGGCACGAACTGGCGCAGCCACCGCCGCCGCGGCTCGCGGCTCAAGGCAACCGTTGAAAAACGGGACGGGAACAATCTTGCTTTCGAGCCCTTCCATCACTGGCGCGATTGCGCCAATGTTGGCAAACACTTTGCCCTTTGCGCTCACCCCATGCTCAATGGTGATCTGCGCCCCGGCTCCAATCATGGTTTCCGTGTCGAACCCCGAGATCGGAGGTTCACCACGCCACGCTTTCAGAAACTGAAAGAGCGCCGATTTTTCGTGAAGGCTCAATTTGAACGGCTTTGAACGGACGATGAAAGGAACGCCCTGTTTGTCTTTCCAGCCAAAGTAGAACCAGCTGAGGTCAACTGTTTCCGTTGTGGTCGGATCGTCAAACCGCGGACGCTGAACGCCGAAGGCATCTTCAACTTCGATGCAAGTGGCGATGACGGTGCCTTTCGGAGGGAGTCCCTCGAGTTTGATGCGGCTCTGTGATTTTGGTTGCTGTAGGATTGCCATATTGTGTCTGTGTATATGTGTTTTTATTTGTGAGCGTTAAAACGGACGCTCACTAGCCGTTTCTGCCTTGTTGGCAAAAGTCATTTCGGGGTGGTTGGCGATGTCATACTCTGCGTAGAGCGCCGCTTGCCGGGCATCTGCTCGCGCCCAGCATCGTTCCTTTGCCTCACGCCAGTAATCGGCGGCAACACCCGCGGGCGGTTCGGTGAGGTCGCCAATTTCAAAGCCCTCCTCGAGCCATGCTTCCCAAAAAGTGCGTTCAACCCGCGGGCGGATAACGTCGAAGATTTCGGAGAGGGTCATTCTACGACAGATAAGGTTGCACAAACCAAGTGCCCTGGGACTTGAAGATTTCAAGTTTGTAAAGCCCCCCCATTTCTTGGCAATCCCCATCGAGCGCCATCGAATAGAGAGCCTTGGTTAGTTTTTTAAACAAGAAAAGATCTGGAACAATCCAAACTTGAGGTTGCCCGGCACACTCAAAACTTGCGTACAATGTGTTTTCACGGTTGAAAATATCATGCCTGTGCCGCTGTACGCCTAAGCCTGTGAGGTAGCCGTAACATTGTTCTTCTTCTCCAATTATTGGGATCGGTGTAGCTGTGCTCATTTGTTTTTCAGTTTCATTCCCGCCTCGAGGATGAGTAACGCATCGGCGGTTTTCAGCGTTACGGACAGTTGCGGATATAGCGCCTGTGCGCGTCCTTTAAGGTGCGCCTTCCAGCGCGCGCCGTGGGTTTTCTTATCACCGAGCCCGAGCGCCTGCTGCCATCTCTTTGGCGGCAAATACTCAATCCGAGCACCGTAGGCGGCAAGGATGCCCTCGATGCGCCCGTAGTTGCGGAACATCGTTGCCATGCTTGAGCCGCTCATTTTCCCGGCGAACTTCGGGAGTTCTTCCAGAAAAACGATAGACGTTGGGAAAACCGGCCCAACCGCTCGCGTAACGAGGATTTGAAACTGCGTGTCGAGGTCATGCAAGGTGCTCGGCATTGGCAAAGCGTGGATGCTGCCGTCTGTGTCGGTGTAGGCGATGCCGCCGGACACTCCGGGGTCGATTGCGATGAAGTGTTGTTGGCTCATGCTTTTGGAGTACACCGTTCACGCAGAGCCCGCGCTTTTGCTGTTCGTTCCGCTCGTTGCGCTAGTTTTTCTTCACGCGTGCAAAATTTGTCTACAACTCGCGTGCCGCTGCAAGTGCGTTTCCGGTATTTTCCACCGCCGACTGTGTATGTTCCTTGGCTCATAATTATTTAATTAATCTTGCCCAAATACGGGCAAGCACGCTGTGGTTTTCAAGGTGGTTGAGCGACTCTCGAAGCAGTCGCACGGACTCGCCTTGCCACGCAATGATCTGCCGGGCGTCTGTCAGTTTTGCGGATGTTTCTTTGAACTTTGCGCGTTCGTTGCGAAGTTTGCGACGCAGGTGCCAGATTTGTTTTTGCGTGCTCATTTCGTCACCTCCTTCGCTGCCGCGATGAGTGCGTCAGCTTGAGCCAAGGCTGCTTTTGCAAGGCTGTCAAACTCGCAGTCAGATTGAAAAGCACCACTCAACATCATCGCCGCAATCTCAAGGCGGGAAGGTTCTAGTCTAATTTGCACTCTGCTTTTCTCAAAAGCTAACTGTTCCTGAAGCTCTTCTATTTGCGATTCAATTTTGCCAGATGCCTCATCCACCTCTGTGAGTAAATCCAACCTCTCCTCTGCCAATTTAAGAGCCTCGTCACGCTCAACTTGGAGCTTCATCATTTTCCTGTTCATCTCCATGAACTTGTCAGCAATGAGTTTTGTAAACGTCTCGTGCTTCTCTTTTAGCTCATCGTAATCTTGCTTCAATTTTTCTGGGTTCACTGTCCACTTATTTGCAAGTTCTTGAATGTCCATAATCATTTGCTTGCAACAAGTGGAGCCTGCCCAACCTTCCGTTGTACCAACTCTTCAGGGAACACTGCACCCGCAGTACTCCACAACGCCTGAGCCTTTTTGAGGCTCATTGAGCCTTGGGCCCGGATCACGTCCCCGGCACCCAGCACGCCGTTAATGACAGCCTGCGCGACGTGTTCGGCCTCGATGTACTCGCTGGCCCGAGGCTTTTGCAGCCTCCAGCCTGGCACCTTTTGTCCCGCTTCAAGCAACTCGCGAGCCTTCGCCTTTGCCGCGTCGCGGAAATCATCCAGCGTTTGGCACGCTGCCAGAAACTGCCCGAGTCGGTCAGGGTCGTTAAGCAGCGCGAGGAATCCCTCATCCTGCACGGTTGGCGCGAGCCCAGCAACGGCCACCAAAGCCTTGTCTTTGGTCGCAACTCTTGCGGGACACGTCAGGCTTTTCGCACACCAGCCGCAATAGTCGTTTTCGACGGGCGCGGTGCCGACGTTCGCGAGCACTTTGCGCACCAGCTCGTCCGCCGTTGTGTACGTCCAGCGATGAGTGACAACCTGGCGTTGGTCGCAAAACAGAAGATGCGTCGTCCATTCGCCAATAAAGTGCTCCTGCATCAGGCCCAGCGCGTAGGCCGCCATCTGAGCTTGGTAGTCGTAAACCTGCCCGCTTTTAAGGTCGATGAGAAACCGGCCTTTGATAGCAACACCGTCAGCGGTGCCTCTGTGCTCGAGCCCGCCGGTATGGATGCGGCAACGGTCCTCGTCTGTAACGAGGTCATGCGCTCCGCCCAGTTTGATGCACTGGTTAATTGCCCAGCGTACGGCCTCGGCGTCCTCGTCGGCCAGCTCCCAGTCAGGAAACTCTCCTGTGGTCCATGCGTGGCGGAATGCTGCGTCGAGCTTGGTTCCGCGCTCTGCTGCTGGACTAAAGCCAGGCGCGCCCTCGTATTGCCCGCACAATGCGAGCTTGGGAAGACTGCTGTGTCGTATTTTCATTTAGAGAACTGGGTAAGATTCTTCTTCGGTGAATTTCAAAAACCGCAAATTGAGATTGTCGTGACTGGCTCTGATCGCCTTGAGCCCTACGCCGCAAACCCATCGTGTGTTTGTCACACGAGCCCCGGCACTTCTTGCGTTTTGCAACGCTCGCGCAAGCAATCTTTGCGGCTCGTCAAATTTCAAAAGGTTTAGATCTCGAATCCATTGAGTTGCAAACGGTTCACCGTATTTTTTTGCCGCCAAATAATGCACGGCGGCCGCGATAGATCGCGGAACGAAATTTCCGCACTGACTAACATCAATGCTGTGCCGCAAATCTGGGTGTTTTTCTAAAAATGCCTGCCGTTGCAAAAATGTAAGTTGTTCCCGCCGTGGTCGGTTGTTCAAGATCATTTCCAGCGTCGTGATGGCGCTTGATAAGTCGTGGGAATGCCCTTCACCTGAGATTGCAAGCAAATCGGACGATGAACGCTGTTTTCCTAAATCAATAGTTGCAAAAGCCGAAGAACAGACACCTTCGACAAACAAAGTGGAAATGGCCTGATTCGCAATAATCACAGCCATGCAACGGTGCTGACCATCAAGCAGATTGCCGTCAGTGTCTAAAATTATTGATTCGCCGTTTGCAGCCCATTCTCCGCGTGTAATCGCCGCTGCCAACACTTTAGCGCGTTTGACGCTCAGGGTGCGGTTGTTTGGGTTTTTGTCTAACAGCATCTGTGCAAGTGCTGGAGTAAGTGTGATTTGTGTTGCTTTCATGGTTTTTAGGGTTTGTTGGTTTTGCTGATTTTGTTCTGCTGATTTGCTTCCCGCTGTGCCCGCTTGGCCGCAGCGTTTCTCATAAAAAACTCGGTGCCGCAGGCTTTGCCGCAGGTCTTGCTAAGTTTGCCGCTCGTAAATTTCATCCCAAATTCAACGCCGCAGATAGGGCAAATCACTTGCGGTCTGCGTGCCTTATACTCGGCGGATCTGGCGTCAGCGTACGCTCGCCTGATCCCCATTGCGCACTCTGGCGAGCATGTTTTGTATTTTGCTTGCGTTGGCTGAAACTGTTTTCCGCAGCGCGAGCAATCTTTGCGGGAAATTCGGCACGGAATACAGCGCCGGTTTGATTTGTTTGGCGCAATCCAAAACCGCTCCTTGCATTTTTTGCAGGTGCGTTGAATGTGCCCCTCGCGCCAACCAAACGGCTGCAACTCGTCGCTGGCGACCTTAATCAACCCCGCCTTAATCGCAGCGGCAACCAGGCGTGGAGCGTCGGCCAGTGACACACCTTCCAGCGGCTCGTCCTCCGCGTCCCAGATTGCGCCAGTGCGAGTCGGTGCGGGACGGCACCAGATCGGGTTTCCGTTCATCGTGCAGCTCATGCCCGTGTCCAGTTCAAAGCCCAGAGGTTGACGATGACGAGAGCGGCAAAGGCGCAGCTTTCGACGATGTTTTGCGAGCCGATCAGAGCCAGAATGTCGATTACCAACAATGCTCCGATGGTTGCCAGCTTTGCCCCAGTATGCTTGCGCGTATTGGGCGCGACTGACTGGGGACGATACGGCCTGCTGTAGTGTGATGTGCTCATGTTAGCGGCAAATGGCAGTTTCAATGCGCACCACGGTGCAGTCGGCCGACATTCCAGAGCGGCGGAGGATGCGCTCGGCACCGATATAGGTGAGCCGCCGCGAGCGGATAATGTGACGGAGCGATTGCTCGCCGGTCGCCGTGTTGGAAACGGTAATAAGGTGCAGGATGTTCATCGGATTAACGGGGCAGAGCGTTTGACATTGCGGCCCGGCGATCAGTTCCGAGCGCGCTAAACGATGCTGGTTTGCGAGTGCCATCGGGCAGAATGACGCTGCACTCAAAGCCCAGTTGCCAGCCGTAGGCATGGCGCTCGTTGCGGTAGTACCGAATGCTGCGCGGGTCAACGGTGCAGGTTCCGTGCGCGTAATGGTTGATGATCCAACGCGGTTTAATTGTCGTGTTCATGTCGTTTTTGGGTTTGTTGTTCACTCTCAGACGAAGGACGGCCTCGTCAGCACCCGCCTTACGGGTGGACCCCCGGAGGGGTTTCGGCCTAATAAGTAGTCATTCCCAAGCTAACTCTCTGCCATGCTTTTTCGGGAGTGAACCATTTGGCAAAGTGATTCAGCGTTTCTGTCACGCCCGGCAGTTTGACTGTCTCTTTGATGATGGCCGCTTTTGGCACCCAAACTGGAAAAGTCTTGTTTGCAGTGGAAATGCAACGCAGTTGAATCGCTTTTGCGGTTTCTTTGACGACTTCGTAGGACTCAGGGCTTGCACCGGCGGGGAAAATAATGATCGTTTCCATGGGACCAACTCTAGCCAGCAAACCGCGCTTTGCTAGCTATTTGTTGCACTTTTTTTTGCCCGCTTCAAAGCGTTCAGCTCGCGCGCTTTAGGTCTAGGCTTACTGGCATTTCGCCGCACTGCTTCTGTTTTTTTCTCCGATTTCGCAGCGCCGCCCAGTGCGCCAATCTCGCGGCAGTGCTCGCGGAGGGTCTTTTCAGTGCTCATCTTGCTTAGGTTTAACGATTTCCAGCACCTGCTCCGCTGCTTTTGCTGCAAGGTTGAAGATGAGCGGCAGCGACTGCGGCGAGCCGGTGCAGAAAAAGTGCCCCTGCACCTGGGCGACCACTAAGAGATTGTCGGCTTTGACGTTGTCAGCGGTCAGGTCGGCAGCGGTTTTGAGCACCGCCGCGATGCGGTCAGCTTCTGTTTGTTCCATCCAAGCAGCCTAGCAAAGCACGCTCCGCTGTCAAATTGCGCGCCTAAGTGCCTTTGTTTCATGGGGCAACATACAAACCCGTTGCAGGCTCTCCCTGCACACCATTCGGCAAATTAGCGCGCTAACATCAATTCGGTGATCTCACCGAAATGGTCACTCTCCCCTCGGCACCAAACCAGACTCAAACAACTGCGCTTCTTCGTCCCGCCTGCGTCTCAGCCCTTTAGAGTCAGGCCATAGCCGTTTCATTGCACGGATCTGCTCGGGAATGTGCTGCGGCTCATTCACTCGGAGCAATTCCTGAATCCTGAGCATCTCGCGCCGGCGGTCGCCGGTCAGGCTCGGGCCTCGGTTGAAAACTAGCGAAACGAGCGCCGCAGCGCAGTCGCCCGGCAGGTCCACCAGTTGCGGGTAGATCCTGAGCGTGCGCAGATACCACGTCGGCAACGTGACGTCCTCAAACACGGACAGTGCAGCCGCCCAAGGAATGGTGATGTGGCGCACGTACGGCAGCCGCGTCTGCGCCGCTTCTCCTTTGTGCCCAGAAACTCCGACCAGCGCGGCCATGGTCGAGCCGTCGAGGTACTGCCGCCATGCCCTGGTTGTCTCCGTTGCTGGTGTGTGCCCCAAATCCCACCCAACGCCAATAGTGATCCCAGACTTCTCGCCCGGCCATTCTGGCTGCGGTTCGTAAAAATGCTCGCCGCCGGTTTCCCAGCCGATGATGGCTTTTATGCCGCGTGGACTAAGATTCATCGTCGTCCTCCTCTGTCACGATTTCCGATGGTGCGCCTTCGCTCCATCTCATTGCTTGGTACATCCTCGCGAACAGGCTGCCTGAACCGGCCTCAAACGTCTCGTAGGAGTCCGTGTCTGAATCGTGCGCCAGTATCTGCACGCAGTCAAAATGCTCTCCAATGCAGGCAACGATATTTTCAAGGTAGGCTTGTTTTTCCTCAGAAGTCATAGTTTTCCAACCTTGTAGTGGTTCATCTTCATCGTTTTTCCGTCCTTGGACACAGCGTTAAACCTGCGCACCTCATACCCTTTGCGCTCCACAAAATTCTCAACCGCCGTGCGTTTGGCACCCAAAAGTTCCATCAGTTGGTGGAGGTTGTACCAACCCTCAGGCGCAGGCTCGCCAAGCAATTCCGATTTCAATTCTTCGAGCAGTGTCCGTTTTTTCATATCGGAAGTCGAAAGTCTCCCGCTTTTGTCTCTTTGGCAAGCCACACAACGGTTTCGGAGTCGCAGTACTCTCCCCATGCGAAGCCCCTGCTCCATGACGCAGTTGCGCGACGGTTTGCTGCGTAGCCCATCGCGTTAACGTCTCCCAGCCATCCCACGCAATAGCCGGTCGGATGCGCCCTGTTGCGGCCCTCGGCCTGTTGGACTCGGTGAAGATGTGCGATAACGACCTTGTTTGCTGCGCCCTCGCATATGGCTTCAGCGTGATCTCTCACGCTGTTTTCATTCACCATGTACCCGTGCCCGAAAAGCGCATCTCCGTAGAGCCTCCAGCCTTGCTGGAAATTGTAGTCAACCACTGCGCACCGCATAGCCTTAGCCCGGTCGGTGATCTGCGCCATCACACGGGCTGCCAGTGCGGCCACAATGGCCCGTGGTGACTCCATGAGAGTGTTTAGTCGAGCTTCGTGGTTGCCTAAAAAATACACCTGCGGCTCAAGTCGGCTGAGAAACGCAAGCCCGTCGTTGAGGTCCGACTCTGGGTCCACGGCATCGTCCGCTGTACCGGCTGCACCAGCGCGCAGGCAGGCGAGGTCGATTGCGTCGCCCAGATGCAGCGTCGTGTGCGGTTTCCAGCGTGCCTTAAACGCCAGCACCTTTTTGAGTAACTCCTGGTCGGCGTGGTGCCCGTGGCTGCACCCGACGGCCAAGAATCGCTTCCAGCTTCGGGTGATGTTAGCCATGCGTTACACGCGGGCCAGAAACGTAATGCCAGCACCCGGCACGCGCGGAAGTCGCCCCTGCGAGTCATAGATGCCGCTATACGGGCTGATTTTGTCAGGTGGCAGCCCGACGCCGTCCATGCTGGCGGGTGGCAGGTTGCGCTTAATTGCCGCGAGGATTTGCAGCCCAGCGGGCGGGGTCGCGCCGAGGTAGCGCGCTTGCATCGCCGGGATCACCGGCACGGGTAGAACGGTCATAGAAGTGGCTTCTGGCCGCGCTCGTTGCGGATCACGTCGATGACGCCAAAGATGCCCAGGATGGCGTCCACTGTCGTGTTACCGACGCCCGTCGAGTAAAAGCCCAGCGCAGCCCCGAGCTTTGCAAGCCCGAGCCACGTCGAAGGCTGCCGCACGTAGTGCTTAAATGTCTGTTTCATGGTTCTCGTTGTGTTGCAAAAGCCGCTCCCAAAGCGCCTTTCGGTCAGCCTCGCACTCGCGGATCTTGCCGTGCAGGTGCCACACTGCGGCCAGCGTGAGAGCCATGGAGAGCCCCTGCGCGGCTGCCTGTTGAGCTATTAGGTCGAGCAGTTGGGTCATGCGAAATAAGGCGTGTTTGGCGTAATGCGCGAATACACGAAGTCGATGTTTGCAACCACCGCCGTTCCGACTGCCGCCGTGCGATTTATGTGAGCGAAGAAAAAGATTCGAGCCGTCGGGATGTTGGTTGTATGCGTGGCAACCGTGTTGCCGTCGATTTTGGCAACCACTTGTGTCCCGGCTGCGTTGATGAGAATTTCTAACGCGCGAAACGTGTTTGCAGCAAAGGAAACACCCGTTGATGTCAAAGTTTCCGAGTTGCCTGCGCGCGTCACAAAGTCAATCGCTTGTCCGTTTTGGACACGGAAATAAATTCCGTTTGCCGATTCGCCGGTGATTGAATCTCCCCAGCCGCAGCGGAAAGCGCCCGTCAGCGTAGCGTCAAACCATGTAGTCCCGCTCTGACCGACTCGAAAGATTACACGCGCCGCAGAATTGCCGACCAAAATAGCGTTTGCAGCCTGATTAAGTCGGCTTTGCGAGTTTGCACTGATGTTTGTCCCAGTGGACATCGCCACGATCCCAAAACCAGAATTGGCTTGCGAGTTTGTTGCGCCAGTGCTGACGCCAAATGCAAGGTTTCCAGTCAATGAGGTCGTCCCCATAAACTGCTCGAAGAACTCCACGTAAGCCCCCGGCGTCGGCACGTTTGCCAGTGCTGTGGTCAGCCCGTCAATCTTGCTTTGCGCAATAGCCGCATTGGCGTCCACGTCGGCGTCCACCAGCAGGCTTGCAGGTGATTGCAGCACGCCAGCCACGTTTTTCCAAAGCCCCGTCCCGCCAACGAGCGGGAGGCTGGTGTGGACGTGCGACGGTGTGTCGTCGCCAAACTCGCCAGTCACGCTGTGATTATTGCCGGTCGCGTAGGCCTCGAGTGTGACGTAAATCCGATCCGTCAACGTCATCGTGGTTTCAGGCACCAAAACCGTGAGGCTGACAAGCGCAGATGTCTCGCCAATCGTCACCGCTGCCGAGGTCGCGCGCAGTGTTGGCGCGTCGGTGCCGTTGTAGGTGTAAACCTTAGCCCGCACGCTGTTGCTGTGGTTGTTGTCAGCGGTGCCGTACATCCACACATTGAAATCCCACAAACCTGCTGGGATGTCGGACACGCTTGGATCCTGCGGCGTGGACTCGGTGACAAAGCCAGCAAACTGCGTCCACGTCGTCGGCGTCAGACTGCCGGTTGTTGCGGTTGTCTGCGCTGCGTCTGCACTGCGACCGAGCTGCTTGGGAGTGCCGGGCAGATTGGTGGTCGGTGCGTCGGCGTCGGTGCCTTGGTTTAGGTAATAGGTCAGCCCGTTTGCACCACCGCCACCGCCGCCAGTTGAGGCTGGCGTCCACGCCGTGCCTGACCATACCAGCGTCTGTCCGTTGGTCGGTGCCGTTGCTGCCACTGGCTGGCCTTTGAGTTTGTCCACACTCGTCGTGTGCAGCCCGCCGGACACGTCGCCGGTCAAAATTGGAGAGTTGAGCGGCATAAATTATTGGTAAAGAGGAAGAAAATATCCAGTGCCATTGATTGTAATCGTCAACCAATCTACAACAGTGGTTGCGTCTGTAGGCGCATTTGTTGTTGCATTAGCGCAAGAAATGGATAGTTCGCCAATAGATTCAGCCCCGCTACCTATTGCTATCCCGCCGTAATTAGCCTTTGCAAAAGGTCCAATGGATATGGATGCCAAACCTCCAATGTCATTTGGAGATGCTTCCGCAGTTTGACCAATAGCAACACCGTTGTTGTAAGATTTTGAACTGTAACCAATACTGACGGATTTTATGTCTGTTGCAACGCCTGCCCCTATAGCAACGCTGTCAATTGTCCCGCTTGGATTTCGCCCAAACAATGTGTTGTTATTTGGCCTCCACACCTCAGCATTGGCGTCCCATTGCAACAATTCGTTATTTGTTGGCTCAAAAGGATGAGCCAATGAAAAGCCTCCAATTTCACTCGTGAAACTTGGCATCCATTGGTCATTTAACCAAGTGAGGCTCATTCGGTCATCTGGAGGGGAATCCAAAATTGGACGTCCTTGCAGCGATGTCGCATTTGCACCCTCGCCACCAGAGCCTGCAACGATTGCGCGGATGGAGATCAACTCACCGTCCACGGGAGCCTCCACAAACGTGATGGTCCCGCCTGCGGTGGACGAGATCGAATACTTGCTGGGCGGCTGGTCGATGCCGCCAACGCTCACGATGTACCCGCCGTCTGCCGTTCCGTTGTATCCCGAAAACGTGAACGCTACGGTAGTCCCGTCGCCCGTATGCTCGGTCACCGTCGTGCCTGCGGCCACGGGTCCGTTGAGCAGCATGACGCCGCCGTCGCCGCCTAGGTAAAGCTCGCCGTCTGCTGTGTTGACGGCGAGTTCGCCAAGTTGAAGCGACGCCGGATTGCCCGGCGCGCCGCTCCTGCGTTTTGGGATAATCGGGAAGGCCATGCTTAGTAAGTGCCTGCGGAAGCTACGGTAGCGGTGCCGTCAGATGCGATGTTGATGGAGTCAGACGATTTGACGCCACCCACGATCGTGGACGTGCCAGGGATGACTTTTGCAGCGCCTGCGGAGGAAACGTAGAGCCCGTTGGACGTGTCAGCGTCCACGCTGATGACACCAAGCTGCGTCGTGCTCGCCACGTTGAGCTGTGCGTCGGACACTTTGCCGTTTGAGTCGAGCTTAACGACCTTGCCCGGCGTCGCGGTCAACACAGCGTCAGCGGTCGCGACTGCGGAAACGTCGGCTGCGGTCAGCGTGACATCTCCGTTGGTGGGAGTCTTGCTGTTAACGGTGATGATCTCGTTCCGCGCACCGTGGATTAGATCCCACTTCGGATTTGTCGTCGCCCCGTTCCACGCGATGATGTCTCCAGCGAGCACCTGCGTGATGTTGTTGCCAAGCCCGCCAACGGTCCCAGAGTTTGCGGCCACATAATAATCGCCCTTCGCTGGCGCAACCCCGTCCACAGTTGTAGCGGTGATGACCGGCGAGCTGTTGACCGTCCAGGCTCCTTTGTAAGTCAAGGCACCAACCGAAGCGGCAGGAAGAAACCCCGACGGGATTTTGCCATCCGAGCCGGTCAGCGGGATCTTGTTTTCCGCGCCCGCTGTCTGCGTCGCGTCCACAATCTGGCTGTATTTCAGCCCGGAGATTTGCGCCTCTGCGATGATCCCCCCGCTTGTAAGTTTTACGACCTTGCCAGCGGTCGCAGTCTCAACCGCGTCGGTGGACAGGATGCGATCCCAGCCGACTTCAACCACCTCGTCGCCGTTAGCCTTGAGGAAGGTTTTCTTGGACTGCGTGTTGACGGCCAACTCACCGAGGAGCAAATCGCTTGCTCCGGGAGGAGTTGCACTGCCTGCGGTGGAATTGCGTTTTGGTTGGATTGGAAATGCCATGGTCGTGAATTAGTAGGTGCCTGCGGTAAAAGTGACTGGCACCCAACTGGTGCCGTTGAATTGAAAAATTTGGTTGGCGGTCGGATCGGTGCCGGAAACCGGCTGGCCTTGAATGCCGACGACGGTCGCCACTGTCTCAGTCTCGCCAGCCGCCAGCGAGAGATCGCCGCTAATGCTGGTAAAGTCCCCAGGCGGGCCTTGCGGGCCTTGTGGCCCTGGCTGACCCTGCACCCCGGGAGCGCCTGTCAAAAGGGTGACCACCAGCGGGCCACATGAAGAGTTGCAGCTCATGGTTAAGAGATTGTCACGCGGGCCTCAATGAGTCGCTCGTCCCAGTTATCGGGACGCTGCACGTTGACGACCAACTGCGCACCAAACTGCACGGCCAGCGCGGCGGTTTGCGTCTGAGTCAGCCGCAGGGAAACTGTTTCCGCGTCAGGACGCACAACGGTCGGCGTTGTCAGCGATGCGCCTGCCGAGGTTTTGAAAGTCGGTGTCACCGTCCAGTCGGTTAAGTCAGCGTAGGGACTGCAAAGCCCGTTTTCCTGAAGCTGAAACGAAAAATCCCAGTCAGCGCCACGCTGTATCGTCGAGGATGTCTGGATGGCGACCATTATATCTAAGAGCGGCGGGACAAGTAATTCGCGGCCGAGTCGCAGCATCCGCTCACCTGTTGCGCGCCCTCTGGCCACGCTTTGGCTGCTACCTCATCGGATTTGCTTTGGAGCTTGCCTAGCGGGCACCGTGGAGCCTCCGCGAGTATCTCAAAGCGAGCCGTGCAGGTCGCTTGTTGCTCGCAAGCTAAGCAGGTTTTGAGCCGCTTGTCCAGAATCCAGCGCGGAATCATGCCATGGACACGGTTGCAGACAGCGTGATTGTAAAGCTGTTTGTTAGCGTGTTGCCCTCGGGGTCCGTGTACGTGTCCTCAATCACGGTTTGGTTACCGTCCACAAAATTGTCAACGCCAAGCACGATGGTTTTGACGTCCTGCCCAGCCTCGCCGGTCGTGGAAAGGCTAAAAGATGCCCCATTAACTCCTGAAAATCGCTGCGTTAGCCAATCGCGAGTGTTGCGGTGGAATCTGCTGTAAGCGTCGCCAAAATCGTAAAGCAACGGCCTTGCCACGATGTTGTTAGCAACGCCATTTAGAGGACTGCCCCACCGAAATATGAGAGCTTCACTTTCTGTTTCTTGCCCTTCGGGGGTGTAGTCGTAAGTTGGCGTTGATGAATCGTCTACGGGAATGTTGCCGTAAACAAACGGCTTTTGATTATGTTGAGCCTCAAGCAATGTGTCGTAACGACCAGTTCCGCCATAGCCAATGTTGTACCAAAGCTCTCGAGGGTCGTTTTCAGGCTCGTAAACGTAGGGGGCAGTTACCAAAGAGCTCCACGTCTGGCCGTTAAACATCAAGCCGCTGCCCGCGATGAAAGCAAAAATACCGTCGATGTAGTCCGCTGCATCTTCGATGAAATAGTCAGCGGTTGGAATCATTACCGTACCCGCCAAAACAAGTTCGCCATCGGCAAGCCCCCCAGACTCTAAATATGGGGCAGAATTTGGCGTCCAAAAGTACGTGCGGTCAGGTTTTGGAAAGCGTTGTTGTGAAACCACCCGCCACTGCGTATTTGCGCCAGTGCCCACGGTAGTGACTTGGTCGCCTGGGTAAACTCTGCTCAGCCCATCAATAGGCGGATCAATGTTGATCGGGTCATCAATCCCAGCGTCTTCCGGCTGCGCGACGGTGTAATAACCACGCTGGACCAAGGTTTCGCCCGCGTACCCGCCAGAAGCTAAAATTGGCAACGTGTTGACGATCCACGGGCCGCGATTTTCAAAGTTTAGCAACGACGGAGCAATAACTGGCAACTGGCCTGTCGGAATGTTTCCAGACGTGCCGCCGGTGCTGCCGGGAAAAATGCCGAACTCTTGGAACATTTTTTCGAAACCATATGGCACTCCGCACGTTTCCTCTTTAACCGTTAGCTCATCAACAAAATCGCCCTGCAATACTCTGCCCTCAATCGTCCAATTTACAGGCACGCCAAATTCGCCGCTAAATGGCGAAAACTGCCCAGATCCGCTGATAAGCACGCTAATGTTGATTCGCGCGCGTTTGTTAAACGTGTTAAGCGACATATTACGCCAACGAGCACGGACTTGGGAATGGCTGCTGGCACACGTTTCTGATCTCCGTAATTGCTTCGGCTTCAGTGTCCACAATCACCGTGGCGATGAGGTTATACTGAGTGGTGTCCGTATTTTCCATCAGGTTGCTTTCGACCGAAAAACTGATTCCCGTTGGTAGCAGCGTCTCAGTGTCAAAAATGATTTTGCTATAGACGAAGCAGTTTGCGCTCACCTCCATGACTAACGGCGGGTCGTTGTCTGGAAACATGCCAGTCGGGAGCCTTTGCCAAATCAGCCCCCAAGCAACCTGCACCTTTAAGCCCTGCTCATCGGATGCGTCTGTCACCTCAAACGGACACGGAATTGTTGAGCCTCCACCGCCGCCGGTTGATGCGCGCTGAGGCGGAGTGATAACGATGGATGTGCCGCCCGAGGACTCTTTGAGCAAGTACCCAACGCCTGGGCGAAGGCGCACCTGTTTGATGGCAGCGTTCAGCCGCTGAATGTGCTCGGCGAGGATCGCCATGCCTGCTTTGACGTCGGGAAGATCCATTTTTTAGGGTCCGTAAATGTAGCTATCCCATTTGCCTGGCTTCGATGTCAGCCATTCCCTGCTCACTCGAAAGGTGCTGCCCTCCTGCACACAGGTTGCGCCGGTGAACAAAAAGTTGACTTGGTTGGAAAACGTAAACGGACAACCTGAGATGTCGTTTGAAGCGTAGCCCACCCCTCCCAAATTTGGAGGAACAACAAACACTTTTTGATGTCTCACGACTATTCTGGGAGTCAAATAATCCACCTCGCCGCGATTAAACCGCAGCAAAAGCTGCTGGACGTAGTTGTTTGAAGAGTTGGCTGGAAACCCACTTGGATAAGTGTCTGTGCCGGGTTCTTTTCCAGCTTTCCATGCTGTCCACTGACCCATTTCTTGAGCACTTATTCCTGCACGGAAAAGAAGAAAAGTCTCGATTGGCTCAGTGATGGTTGAAATATCCAAACTCCAAATGTCTGGGTAAACCTGCCCACCGCCACCGCCGCCGGGATCAGGAACCTCTTCGGTAAAAGTCTCCGTGAGCGTATACACCCCGTCCTCCTGCGTGAGCGTGTAGCTTGTTGCGCCAGTGTCTGGCGTCATGCTGGCAAAGTCCTGATACACATTGGTCAGGTATTTGTTCCCACGGGCATCCTTGCCCGTTTCCGTGCGAATTAGAGTGCTCATTGGTAAATTGCGCCAGTCGTTGAAGATGCGGGTTGCAGCTTGTTTAGTTTTTCAACCATTCGAGCGGTGTTATCTGCCGTGCGTTGCTGCGCCTGTAGCTGTTGACGCGCGACATCAACTCCGCTGATTCGTGAGCCTGTAATGTCTCCGCCGATCTTTGCCATGCTGGAAACGATTGCGCCGATTGGCTGGGCGACTGTATTTGTCGGCTTTGTCAGTTCCTGTTTTGTTACCTCAGGTGTTGCAAATTTCTTGCGAATCTCGTCAGCGGTTTGCGTTGCGGTTTTGCGAGAGCGCGCCTCGATCTCCTCGTTACGCTTGCGGGCCTCGTCTGCCGCAACCTGCTCAGCTTGAGAAATGCCAAGCGTTGCGCCTAGGTCTATGCCGCCACCGCCAGTAAACATCCCTTTGAGCGCCGCAGCCGCCTCCTTGCTGGCCTTTGCGCCTTGGTTGGCAAGCGCCAGTACCGTTTCGGGAGAGATGGCGCGTTGCAAAAAGTCTGAGCTATTCCGCAAAGATTGCAGCATTGACGCTGCGCCCTTTTGCAGGATGCCAACAAACGATGTCGCAGCCGCCTCCATCCCGGTGCGCATCTGCGCGATAATTGATGGGATGTCCAAATACTCTTTGAATTTTGTAAATGCCGCAGAAATTGATGCCGTAGCGCCAGTCAATAACGCGCGGAAATCTGCGGCTGCAATCGTCAGTCCGTTTTTAATGTAGGCGATGGCGTCGCCTGACATGATCGCCTCAGCAATGGCGGCAGCACCTGCGCCAAGCTGCATTCCCACACCAGCGAGGTCCATGTTTACGAGCGACTCCACCAGCTTTGCCAACGGTTCCAGCGCGGGAGAAAACTGCCGAATGGCTGCGGCCAGATTCATGCCGCCGGTCGAACTGGCCTCCATGATTTTAAGGACAGTGGGAGCCACGCCTGCAGCAATCCCCGTAAACAGCCCTTGCAGCTTGCCTTTCACGGCAACGGCCAAGCTGTTGAGCGACGAGCCTTGCGCGCCCATCACTTGCATGATCCGCGCAAACACTCCCGCGTTTGCCTGCATGATCTGCGCCTGTGAACCCATCGCAGCGGCTGCGCTGTTGAGATTCTTGGGATTCAGCGCCGCGATCATTTTTACCCCTTCCTCGCCAAACGCAGCCACGGCAGCGTGCGCTTGCTTTGTAGGGTGTTCAATTTTGCGGATAGCCTCAGCAACCAAAACCATGCGTTGAGCCACGCTAAGCTTGGCAAGGTTGTCCATTTTGAGCCCAGCATCCTTAAGAATGCCAACGAGCGGGCCAGTGTTGTTTGCAGCGTCTCTTAGTCCCTGGTTAAACTTTTGCGTGCTCGGAGCAACTTCGTCAGCTTTTCCTCCAACCTCTTCCAGGCTGCGCCCAAGGATGCCGATACTTTTGACGGCCAATCCCACGTAATGGCTGGTGTCCACCATCACAGCGCCAATTTCAATCGTTGACTGCACTCCCTTGTACACACTTACGGCCAACGCACCCAACGTCGCAGCAAGCCCCACAGCGGCCACTTGTAGCCGTGCCATGCCGTTGCCCTCGTCCACCTTGCCGGACTCATTGCGGAGGCTATTGAGTCCCTGCTTGGCAAGGTCCATGCCCGCGAGGAACCCGCGAACGTCCAGTGCTAGTTGTGCGGTTGCGCTCATTTGTCGATAACCTCCTGCATTGCTTTCTCTGCGGCTTTGGCAGCGCGGCGCTCCATGCGTTTTGCCACGATCTCGCCCGCCGCGTTGATGCGCCGCTGCATCCCAGGAATGCCGCCGGCGTAGTTGACCTGGTTGGCTGCGCGGATGTCTAGGCGCGACGACGTGCGCTCGACGGCCACGGTGCCGCGTCCACCTTTGCCGGATACCCAACTCGGTGATGGCACCTTAAAGCGAGCCGCTGCCGCGTTCCAACCGCTCAAAAGATAGCCAACGCGCGCGTGTAACTGCTTGTGGATGTTTTCCAGTCCCGTCGTGTCGATCTCCATTTTGACGCGGCCTACGAACCGCCCGTTGCGACGTTGCCGCTCGTACCAACTCATGGGGTCGTTGTCGGCTGCACTTAGGATCTCCTTTTTTGCCCGCTGCACCGCAGCACGGCCAAGCGTGCGAGCGGTTGCGCCGCTTGTCACACGGGCAATCTGACGAGCGACTTTGCGACTGGCGCGGGCAGTCAGCTTGCCTCCTACAACCGTGGACGCTACGCCTTTTGCTGCGACAACAAACGCGCGCCCGAGGTCCACATTGATTGCGGCTTTGCCTCGGCTCAAATCCACCGATCCGACAACCCGCGCACCTTTGGCTGGCGGGGTCAGCCCCTGCACCGTGGTCAGGTACTCTGCGAATGAAAGCGCCATGAGTTCGGGCAACGCAAGCCCGCCGGTTGCTACGCCCTCGGCAATTCGTGCCAAGGTAGCCGCACCCCATTCAGCCTGCGCTTCATTCAGTTTCAGGGAGATCATTTTCGCAAAATGCCAACAGCCTAGAGAGCTGCTCGGTCGGTGCCGGTCCTTGTCGCACGGTCCACGCACCGGCTGCCCAGAGTGCCGCGTGGTAATACGCCAGCGCGCGATGCATGGGAAGGTCTAGGATTGCGTCTTCGGTCCATCCTGTTTTATCGGCCAACGTGAGTATCAAAGCGGCTTCCCACGTCGGCCCTACGAGTTTCCCGGCGCGTCTTTATCCTCTCCTCCTGGGCGCGGGACAACCTCCACGGCCTGCGATTTGATTTCGGCGGCCACGCGGTTGATCTCGGCCACCAACTGCGGCAGTGCGGCCAGCGGCAAAGAGTCGGCAAAGTCGTGGATTGCGTCCCACGCAGTGCCTGCGTCAATGGCCTTGCGCACCACCGGCACCGGCTGCGACCGCTCCCACGCGAGCGCGAGGATTTGCTCCTCGATTTGCAGCGGCGTCAGTTCCGCGCCTTCCGTTTCCGTGAAAAGCGTCAACCCAAGTGCCATGCAGTTCAACCTGCTGCGCAGCGAAAACGGACGCAGCTTGATGCCCTCAATTTCAATCTGTCCGGCAAGGAAGCTCATAGCGCGGCAAGCAGTTTGGCTTTTTTGTCCTCAGGAAGATCCGGGTGGATGACAGCAACACGCTTGCCCTTGCGGATAAGCGCGCACGGCTTTTGCGTCTGCAACCAGGTCTTGAGCTGGACCGTGTAATCGCGCTGCGCCCGTTGAATCGTGATCCAGTGTAGCGGATTGGCTGCGCGCCATTCTTCGGATAGCCAGCGACGCCGGAACTCCTCAAACGTGACTTGCTCGTCGCCGATTGTGGCGAGGACGTCGCCTTTCACGCTCCAAACCACCTGGCGTTTAATGCCGTCGGCGGTTTCCTCCACGGTGTCGTGAAAGTTCTCCTCGTCGAGCAGTTGCCCCCCGACCGCAAGCCACGCGCCGATGAGATCGGTGTTCGGTGACTTGAGCGGAGGCAAATTGTCGCGGATGTAGTCAATCCGCATTCCAGATTTTAGGTGTGACATAATCGGATGCGCCGTGGCGCGTTAGGTTGCCGCAGGATACGCGACGCCGTCGTAACTGAAAGCGTTCCAGTCCTCGTTAGTCTGGCTTTCGGTGATCTTGGTGATGATGACTTTGCCGGTGACGCCATCAGGCTCGCCCGCACTGCCGCCAATCGTGACGGTTGGCAAATCGCCTTTGCCTTTAACGGAAAACGAAAACTGGGTGTCAACGATGCGCGCAGCGGAATGCGTGCCGTCAGCTTTAATGAGTTCCTTGGTTTCGCCCGCAAGCGTAACGTCCACGGCTTCGACCAAAGTCCCAGTGATTGAGGAAATTCCAAAAGTAGCCATATGCTTATTCAAAGAGAGTTCCAACGGTTTCCTGCGTCGCGAAATCGTCGTTGGTTTCGCTGTATTTGGACGACGTAATGGTCAGGCTCGAAAAGTCGGCGACCGAAATAGACGAGAGCCCGGTTTCGCCTTTTGACCGCACCGTGACCGTGGTTTTGGTGCGTGGTTTAGCCTGCGCGACTACCACGCGGCCCGTGGTTCCTTTGATAGTTGCAGTCTCCACTTCCACAGTCCTTTCAGAGCTTTGGGTAAAACTGCCGGTGGGTGGCGTGATGCCGTAGGTTGAGGTAACTCCAAACGTAGCCATATGCTTTAAGGTTGCGGGCCGTAGCCCAGGGTAAACTGAAGGTTGGTGATCCAGTGCCGCTCCGTGTTTTGCGCCTCCGAGGAAGTCGCAACCACGCCGTAAATCTGAATGGCAGAGCCGCTGCCGGTGACGCCCTTAATGGCGTTTGTCACCTCCTGCACAAGCTCGATATGCTCGGCCACCGTGGAGTCGTCAGCCTGGCTCATAACGGCAACGGTCAGCGCGCCACGTTGCAGCGGTCCTCCCACCAGTGCGTCGCCTCGAATGTCGAGCAGGATGCACGGCATCGTGATTGACTCACCGTCGTGCGGAAGCCCGATGTACGTCCCCGGGAAGTCCGGCGCGATCTCATCGCGGATCACTTCGCAGGTGAGCAGGTCGATCATCGCGAGACATCCTCCAAGTACAGCGTCCACGAAATCGGATCTTCCGCAATGTCGCCAATCCTGCGCTCTGTGCCGTTCACACTGATTTTGGTGCCTTTGACCGGCTGCGGGAAACCGGCCTTTGCCATGCGCACGGATCCCGCGAAATGCGACTCAAAGCCACCGATTGCAAGTGTCTGGCTTTCGCGCTCACTCGCGACGGAAAACACGGTCACGCCCTGGTACGTGACACTGTCGGCCTGCATGTAGCCGAGTGCGTCGTCCATTGCGGTTGCGGTTATGTCGCGCCAGTCTGACATTTAGATGAGGCTTTCCTTGTTGCGCTTAGGCGCTGGACGCGGAGCTGGCTGCACGTTTTGAACGACAAGTGGACGCCCTTTTTTGCGGTCTGGGCGGTTGAGGACATGAAGCGAAATCTCTCCTTTGTCGGGACTTAGTGCGCGAAACTCGCGGACGGCGGAATCGTAATCGGTGAAACTGGCAAGAATCTCCTGCCCTTGAAGGATAATCGTGATTGGCTTGGACATAATCGGATGCGCAAAGGGGCGGGCAGGGATTAGCCCACCCGCCCCTTAATTTGGGAGGACTACTCGGCAACGATGCGAATGCCCATCTCGGTACGACCAGCCTGCACGCCGTACAGCACGCCCATCACGTAGTTCAAAGAACCACCGAGGTTGTCGTAAAAACGGCGGAATTGGATCGGCAGGTTTAACCCAGGCACAACCACGTCAGCCACTTCGGTGCCCATCTGCTGAGCGCCAGAAGCGTCAACGCGGCGAGCAGCCATAAGCAGCGCGGATTTGTGAAACGCGAAGCCACCCAAGCCCTGACCGTTTGCGTCAGCAAGGTCAGACTCGTAAACGTCAAACCCAGCAACGCGGGGAATGAAGCCTTCGGTCTTTTCGCGGATGAAACCGGGAAACTCCGCAGTGTTAAGGCTCTTCACCAAGCTCGCAAAGTAGGTTGGGTTGAGCACAACAGCTCGGCCCATCTGAGGAGCACCAGCAGCGTTCAGCGTGGCGCGGAGATCAGCAAGATCGTCGCGGTTGAAGTTTCCGGCGTTGATGCCGACACTGTTGAAATTGCTGGAGGTAACCAGATTCCACAGGTCAGAAAACACCTTTGCGCCGGTCGCTTGCATGGCGGGTTCAACGAAAAGCTGATTGAGGTCAATCGCGGATTTGGAACGCTCTAAATCGGTGAACCCGTAGGGGAACCCGTAGAAGTTGGAAAGCGTGATCGTTTTGGCAACCGTTTCAACGCCCTGGGGGCTGTACCCGCTGGACAAATCCACCGCAGTCGGGCGGACAGGGTAGCGGGTTGTTACGGAAGCGCCTGCGGCAGAGATGTCGGAAGAGAAATCTACCGTTATGCCGTTCAGCGGAGCAAATAGATGCTGAAGCGCGGGGAGGCTTTCCTGAGCGATGGCAGCGAGGTTCACCCCCGCGATGGTATTGGACATAATGTTATGTGTGTGTGGGGTTTAACTAGCTGAGTTTTAAGACAGCTTTGTGCTGTGCGTAAAATGCGTTGCGAGCCTCGATTGGCAGGCTGTTGTATTCAGCCCAAAGCTCGGAAACCGTTTTAGTGGCGGTGATTTGCTCGGAGACGATGGCAACGGGAGCCACGCCCAGATTCGCCACGATGGCGTTCGCTTTTGCCGCAGCGTCAGCCTCGGAGGCTTTCATTGCGTCCAGCGCCGCAGCGAGGTCGCGGTTGTTTGCGTTGGCGAGGTCCAGTGCAGCGGATAGTTCTGCGCTGCGGGCCTTCAATGCTTCAAAGTTGGCGACAACTGCCGAGTGCTCGGCGGTCAGCGCGTTAAGCGCGGCGAGATCTGCCTGTGCGGCAGACAACGCGGCCAGCGCGTCGGTCAGGGTCGATGGATGATCCATATACCACTACTTACCGGGACAAGAAAAACCCCTCCAAGGAACAACACTCGGAGGGGTAAAACCAAACCCAAAAACGATGAAACTACGCGCCAACCATACCAAGCAGCGCAGAATACGCAAGCTCTTGATTTCCTATCCCGTCAATCAAATTCGCGGCTTTTGCCCGAGGTGCCAAGTACGCGGCCCCCGTCATGTACTCGTCGGCCACCAGCCGGTTCCGCAGGACGTTGTCCCTGAACTGCGCGAAGCTGTCGTCAACGAGCTGCTGGAGACTGGCGCGCTGCGCGGGCGTGAGTGACGGACCCATGCCTGCGCCTTTGAGCGGTCCCGATGTGATCGGCTCCCAACGCAAACCCTCTTCCTCGTACATGGCGGATTGATCCACCCACGGAATGATCGTGCCGATGGAGCCCCAGGTGGAGCCTACGGAGCCAAACACCTTGTCGCAGCTCACGGCGATGTTGTACGCGGCACTGCAAGCGGTGTCGTCGGAGTAGGCGATGATGGGCACCTTCAAAAATTGGATCAGGTCCGTGATCTCCGAGCACCCCGAGCAACTGCCACCGGGAGAGTTGATCTCCAACAGCACACCGCGCACGTTCGCTTCCATCGCGGATTCGAGATCCTCGGCAACCCATTCGTAATCCCACACACCGCAGCACGCCTCGATTGCGCTAATCCCTTTGGCAAGCGTGCCCTCAATGCAAATATGGGCGATGCCTTGGCCGTCAATCTCCATCGGCTCGCGTTGGGACTTCATCATGCCCTCGTATTCGTCCCCGTTTGCGCGCACCAACCGCGCCTCAACGAGCTTGCGCACCGCTGCGTAGCCGCCCGGAGTAATGAGCCATGGACGGTAGAAAACCTGTTCGATGACGCGCTGAAATTTCATTCCGTAAAAGTGGTTGGCGGATTGCCGTTGGGGGTCAAAAGCCCAAACACGTCGCGAGTCAATCCGCTGCGTTCGACGCGCTTCTTGATTTCAAGTTCCTCCCGCTCCACCTCGTCTAGGTGCTCTTCGAGAGTCTTGGAGCCCGAAGCAAGAATGTCGGTCATGCTGCGCATCCCGGCGCGGTAAGCCTCGATTGCGTCACGGGAAGCGTAGCCGCTGTCGGCAGTCAGGCGGGCGGGTTCGGTGAACCTAAATTGATACGCACCGCCCCGATCCCGATCGGTTCCCCGATACTCCGGCAACATCCCGAGTTCGACAAATTTGGCGACCGCGAACGCGCACCGGCGTTTACAGAATGCAGCGAGGTAAGCGTGACGCTCGGAAGTAATGCGGTTGACCTGCTCCAGCACGATGCGGGCGGAGGCGCCGCCCAGCTTGCTCATGTCCCAGCCAAACTCCGGCGGCCATTGCGCCGCGAGCAGAGCGTTGCGGATGAGTCGCTCCTGCAAGCGGTCCTGAGCTTCCGTCGGTATCTTGGCGTCGATCTGTTCGATGGCTTCCCCGGCGTTGGCTTGCAAATACTCAATCCGCCCTCCAGCCATTGGCGTGATCCGTAGCCCAGGCGCACAATTTGGAATGACGTTGTCAGACAACGCTTGGTAAGCATCGCTGGCGTCAGCCATGCCTTGCTGATTGGTCACCAGCAGTCCGATTTTCGCGGCCATGCGGGACGCAGACTGAATGTCGTCGCCGAGGTCTTTGAGGCTTAACAAATCCCGAATCGCCGGTGCGAATGCCGAAATACCGCGTACCTGGTCCACCTCGCGCGGGTCCATTGTCAACATGCAGGATTGCACCGGAATGTCTCTGTCTTCTGATCCATCCAGAGCTTCTCCGAGCACGCGGTAGGCCACAGCGCGGTTGGTGCGCGAGAGAATGACGCCGTTGTAAATTCGCAGGCCACGGTAACGGCCAGACTGAAGGATGCCGTCATCAATTCGGCTGCCGATTTGGTGCCACGGAACCTGTTGGAGTTGCGGGTAGCCGCTCGCGGCAGTCGTTAGGATCGTGAGTAAGTCACCTTCGCGGTCAATCGCTGTGGACTCAAGCCGCAGTCCTTCCCACCAACTTTTGCCGTCGAGGTACGCAATCTGGAACCAGTCCAGAAGCATCGCCTCGGCCTGTTTGCCCCATTCCTTGTCTGCGCCTGTAAATATGGGACGCATCGCCATCCCAACGGATAGCATAGATTTTTGATCTATCGCGCTGTTGACGAGCCCGTTGTTCCAGTAAAGTTTGCGCGCCGCAGAATTAAGCGTTCGCCACTCTGAAACATTCAACTCTTTGGAGATGCTTTGAGTGTGCGTCCTCCAATACGGTTCACCCCAAACGCCGCCTTCAATGAGTCGTTGCCGACGGTAAGAGTCGTAAGCAGCTTGAGGTTTGGGAGTTCCAAACCCGGCCAGCTTTTTTAGTCGATCAAAAAGGCTCATACAAAAAACGCCTGTGTACGCCGCACCGGCGCGGAAATGCCTGCGGCTTTGTAGTTTAACGCCATCTGCGCCAGCATCATTACGTCGAGCGGGCTAAGGGTGCCGTTCACGTTGAACTGGAACGAGGCTCCGTCAATGGACGATGAAACAAGCGAGCTTTTGCCAGCGGCGACGAGGTCGAATTTCTGCGACACGATGGCGCGGAGTTCCGCAACATCCCGAGTCAGGAAAACTTGGAGGAGGAGCTTTTGGTCGGGAGCCATCTATTTACAGCCTCCGGGACAAGGAAAAACCCGCCCCACACTCATGGGACGGGTTCCTTTCCGGGCTCCACCATCGCACATTCGTCTGTGTTAATGGTTGAGCCGCCACGTTACTCTGTCGCTGTCGGCTCGTCAACCTCTGGCGCTGCGGAAACCATATCCGGCAAAATGCCAAGGATCTGCGCCGCGAGCACGTTCATCGCTTCTGCGTCCCACATGTGGTTGGGCCTGCCGGTTGCCGTCCACCGCAGCCGCGTTTTCTTGGTGCGCTTGTCGACCGTTGCCCGCTTGCGCTCGGAGTTGAGGTGCCGCACGTACTCCGGCGGAGCGTCCTGCGGAAACTCCCACACTGGAGAGCCAGTGTTCCGCAAATTGGCGAGGATGTCTTTGATAGGGTCCGACGACCAATAGAAGAACGTGACGAAGATGCGCTTACCTAAGGCATCCCGAGTGGTCGGCGCAACCACGCGATCTGGCGCGGAGTAGTAGCGGCGAATCGGTTTCCCGTCCGGGCCTTTAACGGTGAAATGGTCCTCGGCGCGGCCCACCAATGCAGTCCACCCAAATTTCGCGCACACGTCGTAAATGCGTCCATGAAACGAGTTCCCGGCATCAAGCAGCGTGCGCTTGTCGGGCACCTTGAGCCTCGTCTGAATCTCGCGAAGCTGGTCCACCGTTAGGATTTTCCCCGCCCAGAGAAGCCGCGAGTGCCCGTTCTTGAGCCACACCCGCACGATGCCCCAGTAGTGGTCCTGCTGGCAGTCCACGGTCATTACCCGTGCCGCCTCGTCGGGCATCGGCCGGCCGTCTTGCCACTCGTTCACCCAGTATTCGCTCGCTTCCAGTTCGAGCGCCGGCATTTCCTCCTCCTGCTTCCACGGCTCGGCGAGTCGCTGCATTCGGAAATCCTTGGTCGGCTGCAACACTCCGAGGTGTCGAGCGTCGGAGGCTTGGCACCACTGAATCACTAAATCCGCCCACCTGATCCAATAAACGGACTGAGCCGATACACGCCGCGAGCGGTAGCCTTCGACGTGGTCATTGCCCTCTGATCTCCACTCACTGCGCTGAGTCAGCCCCCGGCGTGCTGCGGTTGTGTCAGGAGTGACGTGCCCGCAATGCGGACATTCGTGCCGAACGGTCTTTACCAGCGCGCCCCAGTTCCACTCCCCGTTTTCGTTTTTGCACTCGTCGTATTTGATGTCAACCCACGCCGGTTTCACCCACTCGCTGCATCCGGGGCAGGAGTGGCACCACTGAAACTCTTCGCCCGATCTCCATTCCTCTGTCAGTTGGTGAGGCTCCTCGAAGCTTTGGCTGGTCAAAAGCGCGTAGCCGTTCCAACGGTCGTGGAGCCGCTTCTTAAACTGCGTGATTAGGTCGGAATACTGCCAGCACTCATCCAAAAACAGAACCTGCACGGACTTTTCTTGCGCGTTTGACGTGTTGGCACCGCCCAGCATTAACGGCATGTGAGGAAAGTAGATCCCATCCTTTTTGACATGGTGCCGGTTGCTTGGCATGAGCCCCCGCAGCGGTTCACACGCCCCAAGCACCGGCTTGAGCCGCGTTTCCATCCATTCGGCACTGGTCGCGTCGGTCTGCGTGATGGAAAGCATCGGGCCCGGCTGTTGAGCAACTGCCCAGCACACCAGCGCCTCCAGTGCGGTTGACTTGCCTGCGCCCGTGCACGCCTGGACGAAGGTCTGGCGACACGTCGGGTCGGCAAAATCGTGAATCACCGCGTTCCACCACGGCGCCGTGTGCCGGTCAAAGTGCGTCGAGCGGGAGCTGTGCGGGAAACGGACGTTGGCCTCGAGCCAGTCCAAAGGGTCTCCCGTATAAGCTAACCGCACTGCTCTTGCCGCTGCACTAAGTCGATGACGTGTGATGTTCAAAGCTGGCGCGTGCATTAAGTTTGAGGATCTCCAGTCGACTGCGAAGTTTCGGTTGGATTTCCGTTTCGGTCAGTCCTGCCAACTGCCCCGGAAGATCATTTACCAGTGCGTCGAGTTCCGCGCACCAAGTTGCAACCACGCGGATTGTCTCCTCAACCACCTGTTCAACAGGTACCAGTCGCTTTTCGTCCTCAGCAATTTTGATGTCTAGTCGGCGGACCTCGCGTTCCAGCTTTTGCTTTTTGACGCCGTTAATGTCACCGGGCGTTGCCTGCTGTTCTTTTGAGTCGCGCCACTTTTGGATTCCTTCAATGGTTGTCCACGGCAAACCCGCTTTTGCCATCGCACGTTTCCACCGCAGTGCACCTGGGCGGCTGACACCAAAATGCGCGGCCACTTGCTCGAGCGTCAAATCCGGCAGTGTTCCAGCCTCATATGCGGCCACCATTGCCTGCTCTGCGCGGCTAATAGTTTTGCCTGCCTTTAGCTTGGCTAGGATGTTTTTAACCTGAGCCTTTGAGACTTGTTCGGTGAGGCTCATTTTGCAGCGGCCATTTCGTTGAAGGTCTTTCCCGTTTCCGCGTGCGTCGCAGTCTTGCCGGTGAAGTCCTGCCAGCGCTTGACAATTACATCGCAGTATTTCGGGTCGAGTTCCATCAGCCGAGCTAAGCGGCTGGTTTTCTCGCAAGCAATTAGCGTCGAACCTGAGCCACCAAAGAGGTCTAAGGTCAAATTAACCTTGTGATTCCCCATTGCGCGTTCTGCTAGGGCGGTCGGCTTTTGCGTTGGGTGATGTGAGTTTTTGTGATCCCTGCTTACATCCCAAACTGTTACTTCATTGGTGGGGCCGTTCCAGTTTGGAGCGTTGCCTTTCTTGAACGCGTAAATGCACGGCTCATGCTTTGATTTGTACTGTGCTCCAATGGCTCCAAACTGAGCGACGTTCTTGTTCCAAATGATCCAGCACCGAGTTTGATACCCCGCTTCAGCAAGACCTTCCATCACATCAAGAGCAAAACGGTCAGCAAACCAGATGTAAATTGGCGCTTCATCTTTTGAAACCATGTACGCGTTCTTTACAGGAAGGTCGTACATATTGACGTCGTCGTCGTTCTTCAGCTTGTCCCGCCGCTTCTCTGTTGCATGACCTCCGTCGTAATCGACCCCGTAAGGCGGGTCAGTGAAAACCATGTCTGCCTTTTCACCGTCCATCAGCTTCTCTACGGCGTCAATGCTTGTGCTGTCCCCGCACATCAGCCGGTGATTGCCCAGCGTCCAAATGTCCCCAACAACCGTTACTGGGTCTTCTGGCACTTCTGGCACATCGTCAGGGTCGGTATTTCCTTCAATCACTTCTACAGACATCAGTGCTTTGAGTTCCTCTTCACTAAACCCCGTCAGTTCCAAATCAAAGCCAGCCTCGTCTAGTTCCTGTAGTTCCAACTTTAGAAACTCATCATCCCATCCGGCGTTTAGTGCCAGTTTGTTGTCTGCAATAACATAAGCCCGCTTTTGCGCATCAGTTAAGTGCCCGAGTCGAATACACGGCACTTCCTCAATTCCAAGTTTGCGAGCTGCCAACACGCGGCCATGCCCTGCGATAATGTCGTTGTCAGTTCCAATGAGCACCGGGTTAGTGAATCCAAACTCCCTGATGCTGGCGGCAATCTGCGCAACCTGCTCGTCTGAGTGCGTGCGAGAATTGCGAGCGTAGGGAATTAACAAGCCAAGGCTGACTTGCTCTAGTTTTGGTCCTGCCATGCAGGCAAAATATGACTGTTGACGCTGTTAACAAGGAACTTTTTGCCGATTGCACAAAAAATGTGCACGCGTCCATGACCTCACTCCGACCAAAACCCCTTCTAGGAGACTCCTTATGGGGGGTAGGGGGCACCCTAAGCGCCCTCAATAGCATTCCTCGCAGCCTTAACAGCCTCGCCTATAGCCTGGCGACTTACTCCCAGCACGTGAGCGTTGTCCGCCACACTATCGTACCCTGTCAGGTGTCCCAGCCCATAAGCCCAAGCCAAGCCAGCCAAGCGCACCGAGATCTTGCCGTCGTTGTGTCCACCGAGCAGGTGCGACAAGATGCGCACTAGTGCGACTCCCCCGGCAGTCTGCACCAACTGCCTGCACCGGCCAGCGTGCCAAGCCCACACAATTTCGACCTGGTCGTCGGTCAGACCGAGGTCGAGAAGCTCGTCAGTGATTTGCTGGCTGCAATCAAACATAGAGTGTGCCCGTCTCTCCGGGCTGTCACGCCTGACTGTTCGTGGCGTCCTCCATTGGTGCCACTCTTTTACGACGCGCACCAAAGCGTCAAAACGTGCCGTCTCTCCGGCAGGTCACACCACTTTTAGCCGATTAGGTCGAACCACGCAGGTGTCGCGGAAGTAATGGCTCGCCGGGTTGAGGCTCTAGCCTTGGCAAGCTCTGTCGCGGTTACTCATGCACATTTGGCTCCACCTCGTCAAGATCCTCCTGCGTCCAGCCCTCCCTGCGCATCTGGGTTTCGAGAGCTTCAACCCGTCGCAGTGCGACTCGGAGTCTGCGTTGAGCATCGGCCAACTGCGCGGTCAGCGTGTCGAGTGCGACGCTTCGTTCAAAGCGTTCGGACGGTTTGATGCTCATTCCCCCTCCTTCCATTTGCCCAGCGTTTTCAGGAAAGCCTCTGCGCGTTGGCGGGCTGTGGCGTGGATGGTTTTGTGGACATCGCCATCCAGCAGATGATGGTAATAATCCCACCACTTTTCAGAGAAACGGTCCCAGTTTTTAGGAGCAAGCACCATTTCGGCTTCATGCATGGCGTTAAGGCACCCGCAGTAATCCAGTGTTTCCCAGCTGGTGAAGTCAATGCCGTCGTGCGTCCAAAACCACACGTCGTCCTCTTTGCGCCACCCACACGCCTCAGCAATCGCCGCGTTGATTTGTTCGTCAGTCATCTCAGTCTCGCCTCCAGTTCGCTCAAATCGCAGCCAAGTTCCGCTGCGACTTCCATGCGTGCCTCGATCTCGGATTCCGCCTGCACCAACCAGTGCCGGTAAGGCCGGAAGTCGTGTGTCACTTTGTAGGTCAGTTTTGTTATTTCCGCTGTGGTCATATTGGTTCGCTGTAAAAACGATTTCTAGACGGCATTCTGTGCGTCGTGGAGGTGGTTGCGAATGTTTGCGCAAACCTTGGCGCAGCATTCTTGAAATGCCTGCCAACGGTT